GGAGAGTACCATCACAAATACAAAACCTTTCCTACGATGTCACTTCTAGTCACAATGATTAGAGATGAACTCCGCGAAGGAAACGATATAATATTAAGAGATCAGATAATTGAGTATCTGCAAAGAGCAAAACTCAATCCTAATCCTGGAGATCTAGATTATGTTAAAGAAAAGTCACTAGACTTTTGCAAAAAACAAGCCATAAAGGCAGCATTAGAGGAGGCTGTCACTCTAGTTGCATCAGAGACTTATGAACCTATTATTAATATAATGAAAGAAGCAATAAGTCTAGGCAACAGCGATACGGTTGGGCATGAATTTTTTGAAGACTTTGAAGCCCGTTTTCAGAAGATATCTCGCGTAACATGCCCAACCGGGATCGCACACTTAGATAAAAAACAGATACTAAACGGAGGATTGGCCAGAGGTGAGATTGGTGTCGTCGTCGCTCCAACAGGTGTTGGAAAATCTCACTTTTTAGTTCACCTAGGCGCAGCTGCACTTAAAGTAGGTAAAAATGTTCTACATTACACATTAGAATTAAGCGAGACAGCTGTAGGTATTCGATACGACTCAAATCTTTGCAATATTCCTTCTAATGAAGTAATAGATAATAAGGAAAAAATTAAAGAAAAATATGAGGAAAGCGAGTTTGGTCGCTTGATAATTAAAGAATACCCGACAGGTTCAGCTTCAGTTATGACAATTAGAAACCATATCGAAAAGTTGTCCATGAAAGGGTTTACGCCTAGTGTTATATTGATTGATTATGCAGATATTATGCGTTCAACACGCCAATATGACTCACTTAGACATGAGCTTAAATTAATATATGAAGAGTTACGAAATCTAGCAGGGGAAATAAATGTACCAGTATGGACGGCTTCACAATCGAACAAAGAAGGCTCAGAAAAAGATGTGGTGGGTTTAACAAATATGGGTGAAAGTTACGCTAAAGCACAAGTTGCAGATGTTGTTTTAACATTATCAAGAAAAGAAACAGAAAAAAGTACCGGTATGGCCAGATTGTTTGTAGCAAAAAATAGAGCAGGGCGTGATGGCTTACTCTTTCCTGTGAAGATAGATACTGCTAAATCAAAATTACAAGTTGTTGAAGATATTGGTGAACTTTCAATAGCAGATGCTGTACAATCATCAAACAAAAATACTAGGTCATTATTAAAGTCAAAATGGAAAGAAATAACAGGGGAGTAAAAGATGGCAAAAACATACAGTATAGAACAAGCAAGAGAAGCGACATTAGAGTATTTTGGTGGTGATGAGTTGGCAACAAGCGTATTTTTAAATAAGTACGCATTACAGGATAAAGATGGAAACTATCTAGAGTCTAATCCTAATATGATGCATAAGCGAATTGCAGGAGAGTTAGCAAGAATAGAGGCTAAGTATCCCAATTCATTAAATCGTCATGAGATATATGGATTACTTAAAGACTTTAAATATATCGTTCCGCAAGGATCACCTATGAGCGGTATAGGTAACGAAGCAAAAATACAATCACTATCAAATTGTTTTGTAGTGGAGGCACCACATGATTCATACGCAGGGATTCTTAAGACAGATCAGGAACTCGCTCAAATTGCTAAGCGAAGAGGTGGGATTGGGTTTGATATATCTACTATTAGACCTCGTGGGTTATCCACAGCAAATGCTGCAAAGACAACAGATGGTATTGAAGTCTTTATGGAAAGATTCTCTAATACATGTCGTGAGGTTGCACAGGGTGGAAGAAGAGGAGCATTAATGCTCACTATATCCGTGCATCATCCTCAAGTCATGGACTTCATTAAAATTAAGCGGGATTTAACAAAAGTTACAGGCGCTAATATATCAGTACGTGTAACAGATGAATTTATGGAAGCAGTTAAGCTTGGTCAGAGGTATGAGCAAAGATGGCCAGTAGATGCAATAGAACCAGAAATTGTAAATACTGATATATATGCAATGGAAGTTTGGAATGCACTTATTGAAGGTGCACATGCTTCTGCTGAACCAGGTGTTTTATTTTGGGATACAGCAAAGAGAATGACACCTGCAGATATATATGAACACGAAGGTTTTGGATCTGTATCAACCAACCCTTGTGGTGAGATTATTCTTTCACCTTATGATAGTTGTAGATTGATGCTCATTAATCTAACTAGTTTTGTAGATAAACCATGGACACCAGAAGCTCAGTTTGATTTTGGAAAGTTTGGGAATATATCAGTAAAAGCGCAAAGATTAATGGATGATATGATCGATTTAGAAATAGAGCAGGTTGACAAGATACTTGCAAAGATAGATGCTGATCCTGAACCTGATGAAGTAAAATATTATGAGAAAAATCTCTGGAAGCGTATTAGGGATGTGGCATTAAAAGGAAGAAGAACTGGGTTGGGTATAACAGGTTTGGGCGACACTCTGGCAATGTTAGGTATTAAGTACGGTTCTGATAAGTCTATTGAAACAGTTGAAGAAATTTATAAGTGGTTAGCCATTAACTCTTATGAAACATCAATAAAATTGGCAAAAGAGCGAGGGGCATTTCCTATTTTTAACTACAATTTAGAACAGAATCATCCTTTTTTAGATAGGGTCATTGGTCAAGCTGATCACCACATTAAAAAAATGTACAAAGAATATGGTCGTAGAAACATTGCAAATACAACCACAGCACCTGCTGGGTCTGTTTCTTGTCTAACACAAACAACAAGTGGCATCGAACCAGCATTTATGCTTTATTACAAACGTCGAAAGAAAGTACAAGGTGATGAAGAGGTAACATTTATTGATGATGTAGGTGATAAGTGGACAGAATTCAATGTATATCATCACGCTTTTAAGCAATGGCTAGATACACAGGAGGAGCGCTTATGGGATGGGCCTGAACATGCTGTTGCAGAAAGCCCTTACGCAAAAGCTACTGCTAATGAAATTAATTGGCGTGCTAAAGTCAAGCTACAAGCAGCAGCACAAAAGTGGATTTGCCATGCAATATCTAATACAACAAATTTACCTGCTGATATCGATTTAGAAACTGTCAAAGATATCTACATGATGGGTTGGGAAACAGGTTGTAAAGGTGTCACAGTTTATCGAGATGGATCGAGAAGTGGTGTTCTTGTAAGTGCTGATGATAAACCTAAAAAAGAATATACACGTGATGATATGCCATTTATGGACGTGTCTGCACCTAAGAGACCTGAGGAATTAGACTGTGAAATTCATCATGTCAATATCAAGGGTGAAAAGTGGACTATTCTTATTGGGCTTCTTGAAGGACGTCCTTATGAGGTTATAGGCGGTCTTAGTCAATATGTGGAGATACCAAAGAAACACAAATATGGTAAAATAAAGAGAAGACCAAGAAAGCTGGCCTTGTCCAAATATGATCTCTTTTGTGGTGAAGGTGAGGATGAATTTGTGATCAAAGATGTTGTGGCAGTTTTTGACAATCCTAATCACAGTGGTTATACAAGATTTATCTCTTTAAGCTTACGTCACGGTGCACCTATTCAATATGTAGTTGAACAGTTACAAAAAGATAAAGAAGCTGACATGTTCTCATTCTCTAAGGTGATTGCAAGATGTCTTAAAAAGTACATTCCTGACGGTACAGTAGGTGGTGACAAAGATTGCACAGAGTGCGGTGCCAAAAACTCGCTAGTATATCAAGAAGGCTGCGTTATTTGCAAGTCTTGTGGTGCTGGTAAGTGCGGCTAGTAATTACTAGTCTTTAAAATTTTATCGACAATGGGGAGTCTAACTCCCCAATTTGTATGTTGGTCTTTTCCCATGTGGTGCTCGTAGTGCCAAGGTAACCACTTCTTACCCCACTCGACGTTTAAGTGAGAAAGTCGATGTAATAAATAATATGATGTTATTGACCAAGCAATCATTACGTAAAAATATGGCAATATAAAAACAACAGGAAAGTGAAGTATTAGAATTGATAGTAAAGAAACTATCTCAAACTTACTACTCACTAGCCTGCTGTAATTTTTATCATACATATCGTTTTTTCTAGACGCATTATGGTGTGTCTTAAAATGATTACGAAATACTTTTTTAAATTTCTTCTTATTGTGAAGAATGTGTTTGTGCGCGATGTATTCAAAAACATGTCCGTACAACCAGCCTATTGCTAATTGAAAAAATATATTCACTTCAGATATTTGCCTCCTATTTATACTATATTATAGGAGATGACTATATTTCCTAAAAGAGGTTGTAAAATATGAAAATAACTGAAAAAAAATTAAGATTAATGATTGAAGCTTACATAAAACGATATGTCGCAGACCCTGTGGGTGGTGCAATTAGACAAGAATTGGTTGATGCTCCTCCTAGATTTGAAAAAGATTTTCTTCAGCAAGTTTATGAAAAGTTTTACAATGAAAGACAAGTTGAATTGGTGAATAGAATGAGAATTAGAGAAGGTATGAAACCTTTGTCTTACAGTGACAGAAAAGAGTTTTTAAATTACATTAATAAATTAGACAGTAATACACTTTATAATTTACAATTACAAGCTTATGGTGAAGCAAGAAATTTAATGGAAAGATATGTTAACGATCAGATGCAAGCTAATCCTAAAACTAGATCTGATTATCCAGGGCAAGGTACAAAGCTTGTTGATGCAACAAGAAGAAGCCAGCTATTTTTTACAGACAATGACTTTAAAACATCTTACCCAGACCCAGAAAATATAGCTTTCCAAGATATACAACGAGTCGCAATGCTTGATTCTGATCCGCTTAAAGGCGTTGCACCAGGAGCAATACAGTATCAACCTGAAATTCCTGGTTCACCGGATCAAGGAGGTATTGCAATAGATGCTTACGTTGATATGATGGCAGCAGCAGCTAAGAAAAAAGAAAAAACAGATCCAAGACAAGGTGAAAGTATATTAAACACTGATATAGGAAGTTTAAAAAGACCTAAAAACTTTGTACCTGATCCTAATTTTGTTGCTGTACCTATTGATGATGAATCGGTAGATGATACTTGGGAGTATGAAACAAAGACTTTATAAACATGTAAATCTTCTTTATTTGTTGTAATATTAATATTATAAAGGAGATATATATGAGATATAAATTTGATCGATCACCACTTATTAAAGAACTAGAACTTCACAATAATCCAGTGACAATTCGGGTAAATAAGTTTACAGAAGATAGTGCTGCTGAGTTTGCCAGAAAAATGGCTATGGCACATAATACAGGTCAGGATATTATTCCTGTTATTATTGATTCGTATGGTGGGCAGGTATATTCACTAATGAGTATGATATCGGAAATTAAAAATTCTGAACTTCCTGTTGCAACGATAATACAGGGCAAGGCAATGAGCTGCGGGGCAATACTATTTTCATTTGGTACAGAAGGTTATAGATTTATGGATTCTCATGCAACTGTTATGATTCAT